TGAGTTCGATGCTGCGAGCAGGCACATATTCATCAATAGCTACACCCAAAGCCTCCTCAATGCTGCAAGCGGCAGGGTCAATGAGGAAGTTCTGAGGCAAAATAGACCGCATCTTCTCTACTGTGCGGTTCTGGATGTTGACACCAACAGCAGTAGGCTGTCCTCCGAGGACTGGTGCAGTGGGTGGGGCGATCTCCTTGACTTCTTCCAGCACCACTTCTGCAATGCCAGTGCCAAACACAGCGGCATTGATGAGGGATTCTGCAATACTCTTGCGTATCTTCTGCTTCTTGAAGTCCTCATGCAGCTTACGCTTTAAGAATTCAATATCCTGCTTCTGTGCATCGACAAGATCATCGCTGATATCGAACCAAACACCCCGGCCAAAGGTGGCTTCTTCCAGTTCTGCTACGGCAGACTCCACAGCCTGCTGCGTGGCAGGGCTAATAAGACGGCTACGCTCCGAGTCCCTGGTGCGATCTTCAGCAGCCCAGACGCCTCTCCAGATGCGGTAGTATTCGTCATGGCGGCGCTGGTAGTTATTCTCATAATGCTCACGCCATTCCTCTACCTTCGTCATCACCCAGCCTTCCAGAGTCTCCTCTAGAGAGAAATCACCGGGTTCGGCATCTATATAATCCATTAGTTTCTCCACAATCAATACCCCGAAATGCTGTCTAAAGGCTCGTAGTCAGTTTCTTCAAACTCATCAATCCCATAAGGGATAGTGGCTAACTGAGCCACATAAGACAAGGCATCTACTAAGTCATCATGTACTAAGTCATTCGGGAATTGAAACAACTGATCCAGAAGCTGTTCATTCCACTCGCCCCTGTTTATCCTGACCCTGCTGTTCTCAAAACGTCCCTGTAAGGCCCAGACAATCCTGTCAATCTTCTTCTGGTTACCATGTGTCAATTCTTTGACATTGAAGAAGGTGTTGTACTTGCGCATCATGTCGCACAAAGGCTCCATAACCGCCTGCCTTGCAATACCCTTCTCTATGCCTACCGCTACTGGCTTATAGTCCCTGACGGCTTGGAATATCTTCTCTACTGTCTGTCCTAGCTCCCAGCGGCCCCTGATGATGTTAGCTACCCACCACTCTCCTTGTGGTGTCACCTTCACTACGGCAATGGCAGACTCGTCCAGCTTTGCATTCTTAGTCTTTATCTTTCCTGCTTCTTTGAAGCCTGCAAGGTCGATGGCAATGTAGTAATCACCAGCGTCTGGTTCTTCCCCGTACCGTATCCAGTCTTCCTTGAATATCTCAGAGCCTAAGGATTCAAAAGAAGCCATGAACTCCTGACGGAAGGCATAGGAGGACATAGACCTCTTAGCAGCCTCTATCTCCTTCGGATCAATGGTCTCATTGTCATAGGAAGTAAAGTGCCAAGCCTTCCAATCTTCATCCTCTGAAAGCTCTGCATACTTGAACAGGTCATAGAAGTGATTACGACCCATCGGAGTACCAATGAACATGGCCTCCCCTTTCAAGTCAGCCAAGGCAGGTCTCAGAATCTGTTCCCACACATCCGGCCTGATGTCTGCATATTCATCAAGCACCAGGTAGAACAGAGAGACACCACGCATGGTCTCTGGCCTGTCAGCACCCTTCAGTCTTATCTTGATCCCATTGATGAGGGTAATCTCAAGATTATTGACATGGTGGCCTTTAATGACAGGGTGGCCCATCTCCAACAGCAACTGCCACATGATGTCACGGGCTTGGCCTTGGGTGGGGGCCACATAGAACACGGTGCCTGACTTAGCTTCCAAGCCCTTCACTAAGAGCTTGCTAGCAGCCAGCCTAGACTTACCACACCGACGCCCTGCCGCCACTATCTGGAACCGTGCAGGGTGCTTCCATACCTTCTGCTGCCAGTTAAGCAGCTTGATGTTTAGACTAGACACTAGAGGTTATACGGTGTCTTTTCAGTACGAGTAATGTCCATTGTAGCTATAGCGGTAAAGTCACTGTTATTTGATGTAGTAAATGATAAGTAATCACCTTCATGCATCACCAGTTTTTCGTTATCAGCACCAAAGTTATAAACTGAGCTAGATGACAAGGTACTTGTAGGATGGACTGTTATAGTAGTTCCGTTGTGCCAGTCCATACTAAAACTATGACTACCACCAGAACCATTAACTACCCTAATCATTTGAACAATAGCCATATAACCATCAGGCACTGTAAAAAGAGTGGTAGTGGTACCAGCAGGTAAGTCTTTACCTATTGATTGCAGCATGGTGTCCTACTGGTTAATAGATTACGGAATAACTTACTACCTTCTACCACATCCCTCTGAGCAGCCTCTACTACGTCTGCTATGGCCCTAAGGCCAATAAGGGAGACCCCCTTAGACCACCCTAGCGTCAGTATATCCACCATCATATCTATTTTAGATTCGGCAGAGTCTTCTACACCTTTCGCTTCGAGATAGTCCCAATAGATGTTTACCATCTGCTTTCTAGAGCATCTAGGACACCTACGGGGGTCATAACCATCAGCTATTGTTGCAAGCACCATTTCAATCAATGGTTCAGACAACACAGCTTCTCTTTCAATATATTCTCTAGGAGTCTTCTTCCTGGCCTTCTTCGTAGTCACCTTCGATGACCTCTCCGTCAATAGAGGCAGAAGTGCCAATACCAGTGATGTTGATAGTAACAGATGGTTTGGTATTAGCACCCTTCTCAAACTCTGCCAAGGGCACCATCCTATCCATCAGAATCTTCCAAGCTGCTGCTTGATTCTTATGGTCATCATCCAAAGCAGCATTCAAGATAGCTTCGATGACCTTAACAGACTTAGGAGATGTCAGTATCCTAGCCTTGAACTCTGCCATCGCAGCAGCCTCACCGGGAGGTCTACCACGCTTGGTGAGCTTGCCGGGGGTGTTCTTGGCTAGCTCAGACTTAGGAGGTCTACCCTTCCTCTTGGGTGCTTCTTCTGGGACACCAGATTCACTCACTTCTTACTCTTTTTCTTAGGCTTTGTATGATACAAGAACTTACTACTAGCAGTGTGTGTCTTTCCTGACATCAAGCGACCCTTAGCATCTTTGTGGGTCAAGCCCTTGTACTCAGTACCATCTTCAAAGTAATGCTTAACACCAGCAGCCATTAGTAGGACACCTGTTTCTTAGCCTTCTTCTTAGGTTTCTTAGCAGTCTTCTTAGCCTTCTCAAAAGCCTCATTAGAGGGGGCACCCTTGCTACCAGGCTTTCGCATACGCTCTCCAGAACCCGCCTTAATCCGTTCACGCTTCTCATGGATATTGTTATAAAGACCTTTCATCGCTTCTTCGCCTTCTTCTTAGCCTTACGGGCAGTATCCAAAGCAATCGCTACGGCCTGCTTCTGGGGCTTGCCAGCCTTCATCTCTCTGGAGATGTTCTCAGAGATCGTCTTCTTTGAATAACCCTTTTTTAAAGGCATAGGTATCCCCTCTATATAGACACCAGTGGTTCAGAGTCTCTAGCAACTCTTAGAACACTTATAATTTAATTCTTAATTACTACTTCTTAAAGGTCACCAAGGTCTTAAGCAGCTCTTGCAATACCTTGGTGTCTCTTAAACTCTTTTTTCTAATACATATATTTTATCATATTTTTTAATAAAAGTCAACACTAAAGCCCTAAAAACCTCTTAGGACTTGTGTTTTATATCAATCCTCTGAAGGCCTATATAGTTCACTGACCAAATGGGTCTATAACCTTACAATTAGTATGGTGTTTATAAGACCTCCTGTAGGGCTTCTCTGGTATATACAGTGACCCTAGAGTCCCTATGCGAACCACATCTCTCCGGGTATAGGGAAACGATAAGAACTAACACCAATATCCTTAAGAAGACAGCCTTGCTTGCTGCGGGCCTAGGCTGACTCCTTGTCTCCGCAGTCCGCGATAGCTTTTCCTTATCTATTCAGAGCCTTATGATAATTAATATCTTATAATCCATTAGGGCCTCAATAGTCATCTCTTGGTGTCTCTTGAGTTCTAATTTACCCTATTTTGTATCTGGGTTGGTACTGTCACAATCCCACAGCAGCCACCCCCTCCCCCGGCCCCGATCGGGACCCCGCCAGAGCCTGCCCAGACCCCAGTGTTTACAAAGCCTGACGAGGTAGTGAGCACTTACCTACTGAGCCTGCCGAGACTGCCGAGTCGCCAGCGTCTGCCGAGACTGCCAGCGCCTACAGCGCCTGCCTAGTCGCCAGCGCCTGCCTAGTGGGGCGAATGATGCTGTAGTACCCCATAGAGCCACCAGAGCCACCAGCTCCCGCTAGAGCCACCAGAGCCACCACCAGCCCTACCAGAGCCACCAGCGCCACCAGCGTCAACCATGTTACCTGTTACCGATTTCGTTACCTGAACCGTTCCCATTGGTAACAAAGTAACACAATTGCCTTGGTGCCTTGTGTATCCTCACAGTCTGTAGTGTATTCATAACTCTATGATTCTATTGGTGTTTCAGACAATATCACAACAACACCCACAATTGGCACAGCTCGTGCACTATATACAGCGAGCGCAGCAGATCGCGCTACACGCCGGAGCCTACCGGAAGGGTATACACCAAAAGGCACCTGCTACCGTCACGACACTGATGTCTACACGTAGCCTGCCAGCGCCAGCGTAGCCTATGCCTACCTGATCCGCACGAGTACCGGCAGGCCTTCTGTGAACCGAGCGGCAGCAGGGTAGGGCTGAATAGCCTGAACCGAGTTGAGAACCTGCGGCATAGGCGCAAAGGGTTCAAAGCGGTTCAGATACTAGCAGCCTGAAAATGCAGGGGAGTTGCAAACTAGCAGCGCTTGCGAGAATGCCGGAAACGGTTGGTGTAAACAGGCGCTGCAATGATTGAAGCTCATGGGGATTTTATGCGATACGAGTCTTATGAGGCGGTGCGCGATATTGCCGTCAAATATTACAAGGATGGGAACATGTGCACTGTGGTGGCGCTGGCTGTAGCGGCGGGCTGTGGCTACGGTAAGGCATACCACACCTACCGCCGCCTAGGTCGCCGCACTGGTTGCGGTACATGGATGCCCATGCAGAAAAATGCCTTTGCCGAGCATGGGCTGATGTTGCAAAGGGTGCCAGCAGAAGCGGCTACCTTGGTGACGGCAGAGCGCCTGCTGAAAGGCACACAAGGCACCTTCCTTGTCTACAGCAGGGGACATGTTAGTGCGGTACACAATGGCACCATGTATGATTGGGCAGCAGGGGGATCAAGAAAAAGAGTTACGGCAATTTTCAGAGTTATACCGAAAGCGTAAACAAACAACCAAAGAGGATACAGACCATGTTAGACACAACTACATTCAACGATTGCCTTCCTGCTGATAGCACCACTACTAGCACCACTACGGCCAAGCGGACAGCGCGTGCTGTCAGGGTTTGGCTAGAAAACAAGCAGCTACTTGAGTGGGCTGGGTTTTTCGCAGGCAGCAGCTACACTGCCACCTATGGCATAGGCACCATCACGCTGACGCTGGACTCGGCAGGCACTGGTCGTGTGTCTGTCTGCCGCAGAGGCGACAAACTGCGCCCCATCATTGACCTGCACAATGCCAAGGTGGCAGCGTCACTGACGGCAGGCAAGCAGTGCCTTGTAACTTACGGTACCTGCACCATCACCATTAAGCAGTAATCAAACACACTGAGGATATAGACAATGCGAGTATCTCCCCCTTTAGACCATTTTCAAGCGGTAAAACAAATTCTTGGGATAGAGCTTTTCATGGATACAAAAGATTTTGAAGTTTACCGCCGTTTTTGTACGGCTACGCCAGAAGCGGCAGCAGCTCGCATCATTGATGCTCGAAAACAACGTCAGCAATCAAACACATAACCAAAGAGGATCAGACCATGAAAATAACACTGAACCATAGCTACTTTATAGACACCTTCCGCGCCCACGGCAGGTATGACCAAATGGGGGGCTACCACGGACTCAAGGCGCTCTATCAGCACCTAGAAGAATGGGAGAGGGACACAGGGCAAGAGATTGAGTTGGACGTCATAGGATTGTGCTGTGACTGGTCACACTACGACAGCCTAGCAGACGCCTATGCCGAGCTAATCGGCGAAGGTGCCGAGGGTGAAGAGGCAATGCTGGAGGCGCTGGAGTACCGCGCCACGGTCATCCAGTACAAAGACGGCTGTTTCGTCAGTCAATTCTAAGGAGGCAAGGCAATGATTAAGGCATTAATTGAATGGCTATTTGTGTCACTCTTTCTCTTTGCTGCCGGGTATTGCCTGGTAGTGATGGCGCTGGGAGGCGCTTTTCTATGACGACAGCAACATATTACGCTCGCCAAGCAGTAGAACATTCAATCCGCGAAGGAGGGCCTGTGCCGGTCTATGGCGGCCCTGTGCGGTCTCCGCT